TCGTAAACCCAAGTCCCTTTTAACTTGTTGAAATCCTTACGACAATCTTCTTCGGTCATCTCCATAGTCGGCATCGGATAAGTCATAGCGACTTTTGCCAGAGATTCTTTTACATCATCTTTATCAAATGTATCTTTGATATGAGTCCATTCTTTTTCATCGATGTGAAGATATGGTTCTTGGTTCTTAAACTTGTCAAAATAGTCAAGATACATTTAATTTTCCTAAGAACATATTTTAACTATCCAATCAGAAGCCATAGTTTTACTTGGGTTTAGTTTACTTCTAACAACACGAATTGCTTCTTTCCACATATCATTGTTAGGAACACATACATCGTATGAGTTTAATTCTAATAAGTTATTTCTCTCCACAGAATTTAAGGACTTTACATACTCTGTCAAGTCATAACCCCAATCCCTTACAAATTCTCTATTTGAAACACCAGTCCATATTCTCATCATTCTACCTAAAGTTTGTATTGGAGTATCAACTATTTCTTTAGATTTTAGATTTGAACTTGTCTTTTTATCTGTTTTTCTAAAAGAAAAATAGCTTTTAATATTGTGGACATTCATTCCACACTTCCCCTTGTTCACAAAAAGGACAATATTTGATGGATGATCTGGATTGTTTAAGTTTTTAATCAATGTTTCCTCATCTGACCTTTCATATGATAACTCATAGGTGCCATTGTTAAAATTTGTATTTACAATATTTACATATCCCTTGAAATTATTTGTGATTTGAACTATAGTTTGTGAGGTAAAATCCCCCAAACTAACATATTCACTCTTTAGCAACCCAAGTATATTTTCTATTGTATAACCCATTGAACCATTTGCTGCTTCACAACTTATCATCATTGTTCTTTTTCCAAAGAGATTATTCTTCTCAATATGTTTATTAAAAAACTCAGAAAATATGTGACCTACTTCATACGCATTTTCAATATCAAAATAGGTTACGCCACCCATCCATCCACAAACACTAATGATTTCATTCGTTGATGGGTAAGTATTAATGATTTTGAACTTCATGTCACCAACAGGCTGAAGAAGATGTTTGTGTTCATTAGTAGGAGTTGCGGTTGTTCCAAAAACATAAGGAGTTGTGGCTGAAACTTTAGCAACCATTTTATATAAAACACCACCATATAGAGCATTATAATTACCAGTTACGTCTTTATAATTTTCAGGACTTGAACACCCCAACCAAGTATGAGGTTCATCTACAAACCAAGATGTTTTATATCCAATGCTAACAATCACATCAAGAAAGTGTTGATTTTGTAATATCATCTGATGAGTTACAGGAAGGAAAACTTTAAATCCTTGACCAAGATAATATAGTGCTTCATCTAAGTCTTTACAAAGTTGAACATTATTAGTCATCCTTAAAACCGCACACGCATCATCTTGATTATAAACCTCTGTAGTTGGATATGAAAAGATAACCAAGTCTAAATCTTTTTTATTAAATAAATGTGGGATAAAAGTATTGAAAGTCGTATAGGTCTTACCTAAACCGGTAGTACCGACAATCATATTAAAGACATTATTATCAGTAGAAAAACTCTTTTCAGTAATTCTTTTCATGAAAGGTTTTATTAAGTATTTATCGTTTAGATTCATGATTTATTATCCTTATTAATTATAACTAAAGCTAATGATAAAACACTATACGAGTCAAGTCTTTTTTGCATTAATCTCCAAATAAGTCTTTAAATGTTATGTAACTCCATGTACTTTTTTACAGCAAGTTCTTTGTGTTTTGCCTCAATCATAATATCAACATCATTACCATAAGTGTCAATATAATCGTAGACATAATCAGAATGGGCTTGAGGTCTAATTGACTCGTCAAGTCGTTCCTTACTGCGACTCTCGCTATAATGGACAACTGGTGTAATCCCCTCAGGCCAAGTTGATATAGCCATCTCCAAAGCCTCTTGTTCACTAAGCCCACCATCACAAAACCTGTGGTGATGGTAGTCAAACACGATGGGCACGCCAATATTTTTGTACACTCCATTGTATAACTCCTTTACTGAATACATTGTTTGTTTGTCATCATTCTCTACCGTAAGACGAGATTTAACTCTGTTAGGTAGTCTTTCAAAATTTTTACAAAATCTCTCCATTGATTTAGGTTTATCGCCATATGCTCCACCAATATGAATATTGATTTTGTTGTATGGTGTACGACTCAAATTCATCATATCAAACACATCACCGTGCATTGTCAAATCACCGATACAATTCTCAACAACATGGTCGTGTGGTGATGTTAGAACATTGAAAGGACCAGGATGAGATGTAATTCTAACGCCGTGTGTATCAACCTTAACACCAGCAGAATGTAAATACATCTTAATTTGTTTTAGGTCTTTTAAGTCTGTCCATTCATATTCAGACTTCCAAGGTGCTAGTCCACTTGTGATACGAAAAAACTTGTAACCATTTAGTATGTTCCAATCTATAATCTTATCTAAGTCCATAGAATTTGCTAGCGTAAGTTCACTAGCATAATCAACACCTTTAGTATCAAAGGTTCTCTTAATCATACTACGACCTGTAGTGATTGGTTTTACTCCTTTTTCTTTTCCACCCCACATTTGTGGATAAGAAAGTTGCATATTTATACACGCATAACCAAATTTATTCAATATTCTGGTCTCCTTCCAAAGTTATTTTTATCTATTCTTTTTTTCAAATGTTTCTTATATCTATGTAATAATATAAGGTTTTTTATTGACTTAATCAAGCTTTTTATCATTATTAATTACCAAATAACTCTTTGAAGGCTTTATTAGCGGCTTTTGATTGTTTAATTTTTTCTTGATTATCTTTATCTATCTTTTCCATCTCTTCTTTGGGTTTACCATTACCAAATTCTGTATTATATGGATATTGGTCGTGGTCGCCTCTAGCCCATTCATCATATTCAATCTTACTAGCCATCATATCAGCTTGGTGTAGAATATAAGCAATATTGGTCGCCAACTGATTGTCTTTGCTCCAATTCATGTAGTAAGTCTTGTTAGCTTCTTCATATAATCCGTCTGTCAATCTTAACCCAATATACTCATTCTCTGACATATTGATACCAAAATGTTGAAGTAACCAACAGGCTCTATCAGTAACGGTCATATATTGTAACTTTGGGTTGTGTTTATAAATCATACCTTGATTCTTTCTGTGCCAGTCTGAATCATTATGTATATAGTTATCCTCTGTTAAGTCTCCAACTTTACCTAAGTCGTGATGAAGAGCAGCAAATACAAGTTCTTCTTTTGTAAAGTTATTAACTGTAGCGCCATTCTTTTCCCAAACATCATATAATTGTTGGGCAAAATCAGTAATGTGTAAAATATGTTCTACATATCCACCAGGATGGGCATTGTGAAAATGTTCCTTACCACTAGCAGGTGCCAAACACATTCTTTCTTCAAAGTAGTCATACATCTCGTTCATTCTTTCAAGCCTCTCTCCGCTAAAATTATCAGTAATGATACTTCTTAATTTACTCCAATTATCTTGAATTTGTTCTGGTGTTAGTTCTTTCATTATAACCTCTTATTATTTACCAAAATGTTTTAATACCTAAAAGTCCTAATATATCGCTATTTACATAGG